GAAGAAAGTGTTCTCCTAACCCCCCCAATAGAGTTATTTACAAGAAGTTGCTGTGTTGTTGTATTCACCTATGGTTGAGGATGGTTTGCAGTATGCTGTTATTTGGGTGGAAGTTTGCCTTAAATGGACATCTAAAGCTCAAATTCTATGTCATCAATGTTGTAATCCTCTTCCTCTTCAGTAGCATTATTAGCTGCATCATGGTCATTATCATCCTCAGCTAGCAAGTCATTAAGTGTTATTTCCTCATTCAATTCAATTCTTTGTTGGTCTTGATCTTTTGAAGATGTTTGTGCAGTAGTATATTTTTTGAACTCGGCACCAAACAAAAGCATAATCAAATCAACTACAAGGTCAATTGTTGATTGTGGAATATTAACATTCATGAATGTTAAAAGCTTGTATAAATCAGTCCTCTCACACACCAGTCTTGTAAAAAACAGTGTGAAAATTATTTTACCATCATCAGAGTGCATTTCAAAGCCATCTGAAAATTTCATTATTTCTTTAATATTGTTGAATGGCTCAAACAATGAACTTATCTCAGATATCAGTCTGTTTCTACCAACTTTTATCTTGGTTTCTTTTGCTTTTGCACTAGACAGTTTTGCCTCAATTGACTTGCTTTCAAGTTGATTTAAACCTATTACCTGCACTTGTAACTGTATTGTGTCTTCTTCATGAATGAACCTGATTTGACCTTTGTTCGAGTCAATTTCTTTAAGACTAATGAGGCTGTAGATACTTCCTATCTTCATTAGTAATGTTTTTCTTTCTTTTTTATTGTTTTGCATAGTATATAGTATTGAGCAGCACAGTGCAGAGAAGCTCTTCTGATCAATTCTATTTTTGTTTAACTCAATTTTGATCCTTTCTGCAATCATAAGAAGATTAGAAAAAAGCTTGTCATCTGTCATATACGAGACAACAGCTTTGGGCACGATCCCTGATGAAAGTAGCATGCAAAGGTCTCTTAAGTCAGACATGTCAGCATTTCTTGATAATCCAAATTCTGGAGACACAATCCATTTATATCTAAACTGAGAAGGTTCCGGTGATAATGAAACACTAATTCTATGAAATCCGTTTTCGTCTAACATTCTTTGGATTTCTGCCCAACAATCAATACTGTAATCTCCTTTGTTAAGGTTTTGTTGTAGTCTTGTACATATTTCACCTTCTTCGGAATTTAATGAGCCACCATCCTGAGACTTGACTTCCAGCAACCTATTCTGTATTGAGTTGGCACTTCTTATGATTGAGCTTCTACCTTGTTCAAAATATCTAGACAGTATTTCACTTTTACTGGAGGCTTCCATAACAGAGCTTGTTAGTGTGTGACAGAAAAAACAGTGAAGCAAGCTCAGAGAGCTTAAGTATAATTGATCTTGTAAGTTTATCTTAGACAAAGTTAGCCTTGTGTCCTTATAGAAAATGCTACTAAGCTTTCCCGTGGTATTACCAGTTGCATCTTTGACTAGTTCGTAGATCTCTTTAATCTTGTGATGGTAACTTGGACCTTCTGTTTCCTCATCGTAAACAATGGATAATGCACTTGGTCTCCAAACAATATGTGGTTCTGCTCTAACCTCTTTTACTACTTCTTTTCTTACAGAAAGTATTTGTGATTTTATTTTGACTATTTTAAATTCGCCTTTTCCAGTGAATCTTTTAAGCTGTAAAAACTTTGGGTCCTCTTTTAAATAATAGACACTATATGATACTCCATCAACTGCCCTTTTGGAACATGTTCTTGATGATGCCAGCAGATTAAGAAAAGGCATGTGCTGTTCTGCTGCCGTTACATCTGTTCTAAGTTGACACAACCACTCTAGAACTTTTCGTTCAACCTCATGCAGTAGAGCTGTACTTTCCTTACTTAGGGTTAGATATAACTGTCCATTTATGAAAATGCCCGATGCTTCACCACTACTACTACTATAAGTGAACTTTCCATTTTTTTGACCTTCACCCCATCTTCTAAAGGTTGAAGTCACACCAAGGTACGGCTTGTCTTGCATCAGTTGTCTAGGTGAACTGATAAACTCTATTAGATCACTAATGGATTCTCTTTCTTTGTCATTTCTAATACTCTGTAGTTCACTAGAAAGCACATTTAGAAGGGTCCTTTCATTGAATTCTTCTAGGACAGCTTTATCATACTTTAACATTGTGCATTTAGCATCTAGGTCATTTACTGTTGGTTTCCAGTTCAAAAAACTAGATAGTAATGATGTTTTTTCACCATCTGAAAGTGGAAGGCTTGCTATTGCAGATATACACTGTAAGACTTTCCAATATCTTACACTGTATGTGCTTGTTTCCACAGGGCAATCAGGCAGTATATAGAGAAGACCTTCCTGTATTCCATATGAAATCAATTCAGAAACTGTTGGTTCATTGCCATGGGATGCTCCTTTAATGATATAAAAGCTTGATACTCTAGGTTTTGATCTCTGTACAAGTCTGCAAAGCATGGTTAATGCATTTGCGTACAGGTCTACCTTCTCAAGTTCCACAATACCATCTTTTCTTTTAATAAGCTCTGATTCCTTTACAATCTCAGAGACTAAGTCTGTTAATGTTTTATAAAACATGGTAATTCTGAATCTATCTCTAATTAGATTCCCCATGTCTATTTTAGTTGGTTTGATATCAGATAACGTTGATTCATTTATCATATAGCCAATAACTATGGCAGGAGAGTTGATGATTCTGACTGCATCAGTTGCAGAAAAGAGTGTTGTCTTTACTATCACTGCTTTTGAGGCCTCTACTGCAGCTTCTTGTCTTTGACTTTCTAGTATTTTAAGTTTATGCCTGTTGACATCTGAGAATTGGAGTGCAAGTGCCTCAAACTCCTTTTGTAGGCTTTCAACTTCATCATAGATTATTGACAATTCACAAGTGTTGTTACACAGATGGATTACCTGAACTCCTTTTAACGAGCTGTCAAAAAGACTCTTGATTGCTGAGGAGTGTGTATAGTCAATGCTAACATCACAGTTAAGTATTTTGTCAAGCCATGTTGTGTATTTTATTACTATTTTGTCTTTAAGCTCTTTTCCAGTACTGTCTCTATAATTTAAACTATGCTTGGTATTCCACCTATCATAATGTTTAAAAAAGACATTATCTTTAAAGAAGTATGATTTTAAGAATATTGTGTAGATAGGAATTGATAGTTCTTTAATCCCTCCTGCTAATCCATGAATAACATTTCTTGAACTCAAAGTCTGTTTCAGTCTAGACACTTCAGATGAGTAGTTTTCTGTTGCACAGTTCATCATGACTAGTCTCTTAGACACTAGTGATGCAAAATCATCTTCTAACATATGTGTTGGAATGAGCTCCTCTACTGTCATCTTTGCCAGACCTAATCTTTCTAGTTCCCTTCTTAACTTTTCAGGAATTAACTGTATCATCGGATCTTCAATTACAGTATTCTCATCTCTGTTAAGATTGGCCTTCACGGGATGCTCTGTGCCATCACTATTGAATGCTCTATAGTATCCTGCAATTAACAACACAACAATTGACCTTATCCTTTGTATCATCAACCACGGCTCATCCATTACCTCTCTTAAGTATTCACAGCTATTCACAAGGCTGCTTTTTTTCAACTTCTCAAAACAACTTGGCAAGTTATGCTTAAATATTCTTTGAAAGATTTCAACTTCTGCCTTGCATCTCATTCTTGATAATGATGGTTTAATTGAGTTCAGATATGCAGTTTCTACAGCGGTAAGAGCTTTATCTTGGCTAAACTTTAGGCTTGTGTCTGACCCTAGAGTTAGTGAGCTTAGTCTCGATGATGGTGAACCAGCACCGCTTGATTCCACTGAAGCAGGTCCACTATCAACCTCACCAACTGGTATGTCCTCTTCATAGGCTTTGGTTCCAGGAAACATAACAGTGTTGTCCTTTATCATTGATAAGTTCTGTGAAATGACTTCTGAGTCCTCTATTGCAATAGATGAGCAGGTGAGATTGCTGTATTTAGGCAAATACAACCTTCCAAATGATGATAGAGTTCCCATAGTTATTAAACCATAAGTTCTTTGAAAGTACTCTGTGTGGTTCATGAACATTTGTTGTCTTAATAAGGAGAATGCAAAGTTTGTCAGTAAAGGAACACTATTGTACATGGCTTGTTGGCTAGAAACCTGACATGCCTGAGACATGCTTTGAGGTGAAGTTACAGAACTATTGATTAATCCAGTGAATATGAATTTGATTACTGCAGGTGTTATTCGGTGAGATAGCATGAATTCACTGTAAAACTCTATGAATGCATCACCACAGAGTGTTTTGGCAGAATCTTTCATCTGAACAGCTCTTGATATGCCAGCAATAATGTTCTTTAATCTGCACATTTTGATCCAGAAAACTGATTCATAACTGTCAAAGACTTCTTTGGTAACCAAACCAGACAGTGTTATAATTTTAGCATAATCATCAGAGCTTCCAGCATGTTCAACACTACAAGTCAGTCCTTTAAAGTTGTTAGAAGCATACACTTGGATGAAGTGTGTAATAACATCTCCCATAATAGATGTTAATATCGATGATGTTGCATGGTGTATTCCTTGTCCCATATGGTTATACATCCTCATTGCAATTTTCCCTTGTATTAAGTATGTAACAACTAAGAATTTAATAATTGGATTTTCATTCCAACTATCTATTGTGTTGTATAGCAACTCTCTTAGCTGATATTCATTCAGCTCTTCTAGTTTTTTGTTGGAATTATTGTATCTGAATGCATTTAATATTTTCTTAATTGACCCAGTTGGTATTTCCACTTGTCTATAAAGGTTTTTTAGGAACACTAGTTTATAAAAAGATGACCAATCAGGGTGATCTTTAAGAAGCTGTTGCATCATGCCACTAAAAAAGGCACAACAGTGTATTGGTCCCCATTTAGTATTGTCACCAGATATGCAGAAAACTTTGTAAAATTGGACTAGACTACTTTCTTCCTCAATAAACTTCCCATGCAATTTTCTCGAAACATTAATGTGATTAAGAGCTGAACTTAAAATTGTTTCTTTAAGATGGGGATTAGTTAGGCCATCATCATTAGTAGTTGCCAGTAATGTTCTACTGAACATCTCGGAAGTTGCATGTACAAGTTTTGTTCCTGTTTCTTGCACTAATAAGTCTCTATGACCACCTAGCTGTGCTTTGGGTGCCAGCACTGCAAAAAATTCATGGTTTGTGTTTAATATGGTGGAAAATGCAAGTTGTTGCAGTATTGCATGTCCTGACTCACCAACCACTTTAATCATCTCATATACTACCTTGCTCCTGACACTCCTTGGTAACCTTTCACCTGTGGATCTTCCTGTCAATCGTTTAGTTACCTCGAAATTGCTGTTGGTTATCATGTGGCAAGTCCAAATAAAGTCAAGTTCTTTTGTAAATAGCTGAGCTCTTGTTAGGAAAGTTCTAAGTCTATCGACCATTTGACCATGATCCATGACATTAATACTACCTTCAGCTTGATTTAGAGAACAGCTAATTGGCCTGCCGTTTCCAGTGAACATTGCTGAAGTGTATTTAACAATCCTCTTGATTGTCTCTAAGGAAGGACAGTTATCACTTACAATCAATGATAACCAAACTTTTTCCAATGTTATCTCCATTACTTTAGTTACTGTTTCATTGCCGAAGTCGTAGCCTCCTGTTTCATCCATATGTTTACTGAGAAAGTTTTCAAGCGATTTGTAATGCACGCACCATGGGCAACATAGGCAAATATAGAAAACACAGTTCATCAGCTTCATTAGTGCATTATTGTTGTTCTTTACAAATTTGGTTTCCAAACTTCTTAATTCTACTTCTTCTCGTGAGAAGGACAGGGATGGATAATCATTCTTTAATTTGATTAATTCATTGTATTTTAGCATTAATATATCCAGCTCCGTGGAAACTGCATCAATCCATTGTTGACTTTCTGACAGAATTTCACTTGAGCATTTAGGTAATTCACAAAACTTAACCCACACCTCAATAAGCTTATTGTTATCAATGTCAGGGTTAGGTGGTATTTCATTCTTTGTTAAGCTCTTAAGGTTTTCAATAAGCTTATAGCATTCTCGTATACCTGTTAAGCCAATTAAAATTTCTGTTTCCAATGAAAACTTAGGTGTAAATCTTTCATTGTCGTATCTTAGGTTTTTGATATATTTTTTAAGAGCACGCTTAACCTGTCCTCCTAGGGATTTTAACCAACAGTAAATATAATTACCATCAGAAGTTACTAGTGCACACTCTACATCCATTTTAATAATTTCTCTCCAGGTATAAAAGGTCAGCTTAGATGGTTCTGTTATTCCTAGCACTATTTTCTTCTTTTGGTCTTCACTTAAACCCTCTACACTGCTTAGTAATTCTGAAAGATCTGATCCTTTGGATTTATCATTCACCAACGACAGCCCAAGGCTCTGTAGTTTGCCTCTTAGCATTTTAACTAACTTCTTATTTTCTTGACCAGTTATAATTCTCAATCCATCCTTTATGCTTGCATGTGTTCTTGGTTCAGAGACAATACTTGTTGTCTCTGTTACCTCCGATACTGTTATGTAGTTTTTAGGATTTCTCTTTGCCTTTATGATTGATTCGACAGGGTACTTCGGTCTTGCAAATTCTGTGAAAGCCTGTAAAAGCTCAAAAGAACCCATTGTATGGCTTGGATTCTTTCTTACGATCTCAATAATGTCTCTCAGAACTGATTCTGGCTTAGCTTTATACACCCCGAAAGTCCACTTATCACTTATTGTTTGTATAAAGTCAGCACTTGAGTCCCGTTCTACAATAAAGTCCTCACTAAATGAGAACGGTTTCTTTTTCATTGACATTGCACCAAAGTAGGTCTTGATTCTTTTCTTTGAACTCATGCTAGATTGAGCTGAAGACACCGAAGTTTGGCTGAGTGTTTCATCTTCGATGGTGGTGCCTGAAGAGCTTGAAGGTTTCACGTTTGCTATACATAATAACAACCTTGCACTTCTATCCTTTTTAGGATCTTCTCCCATCTTTTCTACAGCATGCATGAGATCTAATTCCCAAGTCATATGTCTTTCTGCAGTCTCTTCTAGCACTTTTATTGTGCCCTCATCAAAGTTATCCATCTCTTTATTGTAAATATGTACATTGTAGATGTCAAATACTAACTGCCTATCGCTGTTGATAAAGTGGCCATATATAGAGACACTAGGCATAGTGATGTTAGGGCACAAATCGTCTTTAGTCCAGTTTTGGATATTGCTACCAGGAAATCTATTACAAGTAAAGACTGACAACATCTGATAAGTCCTTGCAATGTAAAATTCCATTCTCCTACAGCTGGAAGAAAACTTTTTTCCTAATTCAAAAGTCATAGACATTCTGCTTAATCCATTTAGCACACCAAATCTTAGCATCTGTATTTGCTTATTCAGAGGCTGGGAGTTAGTTAACAATGCATCACCCAGCAGTGCTGAATACGTTACGGAGAGACCTGAGAACACTGTGATAAAGTGAGATCTAGTACTTCTACTTAGAAAGTTCCCATTCTGCTTACATAGATTTATTAATGAATTTGACGCATCTTTAATTCTACCTTGGTGAATCAATTTCATCTGTTCATGGACACAATCCAGATGTTTTGCATTTGCCTGTCTGACAGCTTCCTCTAATTTTTTGGTGTCTTCTAATCCATTCATACATCTATAATGTTGTAAGCATTGACAGAATAAAACAACAATAATGTAATAATAACTGGCACCAAGAACAGCAACTCTTCTATTTAGCAAGAAAACACCAGATAATGCCTCCATATTTGAACTATAGACAATACATTTCATATTTTCTTTTTTGTTGGAAGGTAGTTTAATAGCAAGATTACATGTGGTGTGTCTAATTTTAGCCAGCTTTATACCAGATCTTCGGAATTCAGTACAGCATTGAAGAAAGGTTTCACAAATCTTTCCATATAGTACTAGTTTCTGATACCATTTGAACCTAAGAAGAAAAGATATCAGATTGGACAATATAACTGGGCATTCCCAATAAGGTGTTTGAAAGTATCGAGAAATTGTCTCTAGTAAAGTCTCCTTAAACAGCACACAGTCAAGATCAAAGATTAGCTTTCCTGAAGATAACAAGTCATCTGCTTTAACATCAAGATAAGAAGATATTTGATCCCAATCAGGAACAATGACTTTATCATTGTTCTTGATTAAAGTTTTTTTTGATTCAATTGTTTTTTTCAATGCTTCAATTATTTCTCCATCCTCTGTTTTGGCTTTCAAGTCCATAAGTATTTGATCACACCACTGTGGCTGTAACTCTGATCTACATCCCTTTTGCTCAAATGGAGAATCCAGTACAGACTGTATTACAGATTTGCAGTGATCAGAGTATGATTTCATTCTGTTAGGACTTAGTGTCTTCTTAATTCTTTCCAATTGCTCAACTAATAATCCTCTTCTTCTATCTTTGCTAGTCTCTGCACTTTTGATGTTTTTTTTAAGATTTTTCTTCACTATTATTAATTGAAAGCTTGGTGTTTTGATACACTGTATATTGGAGAGTTCCATACAGACTCTTATCAACTGCTCAACTGTTCTTTTGATCTTTCTCTCCTTCTCTGTCTTTCCAGGTAAAGTTAGCTTAACTAGACGATCTAATTGAGTTTGTTTTTCATCGTATTCGTCAAGAACAGTCTCTGAATGGTTAACTGCATCAAAGAAACCAGTTCTTCTTTGAAAAAGACTATAAGTACCAATGTCAACATCAATGGCATGACAGCATGCTGGATGTCCGGTTAGTATTAGCTCCTTAGAGATCATTTCAAATGATGCAGATAAGCTATTAAGCATTTTACAATCTTCTAATATCTTTGTGACACATGCATTACATCGAGCACTTTTAAGATCTTCCACAATCCAGGCATGTAAAAGTTCAAAGCTTGTTTCTTCATCTTTATTGAGTGTGTGTTTAAACTTTGTCTGTTCTACTTCCTGTGCTATCTTTTCCATATTTTCTTCAACTGTTTTGACAATTTCATCAGTGGATGTCTTCTCTTGTACAACACCGTCTATTAAAGAAAGCTGCATTGCTGACACAATTCTCTCTGGAAGTTTTAAGCCTGTTGGTCTGTCAGTTATTTTGTCTTTGTTTTTATTCCATGTTTCTCTAAGATCTTTTATTGTCACAGGAGTTTTAACAACTGTGCCAGATCTTATTATTGACCTTATTTTTTGTGTGCTAATTGCACCAACTACAATGTCTGAAACATCACTTGGAGAATTTTGTTGTAATTTTGCAAACAGGTAGCTAATAGTGCCTTTTAATATTTTAACATATCTCTCTGGTAACCACCAGTTATCTGAAGGGACATCAGAGCAATCTGCACAAGAAATGACAGAAGCTTTTATTCCTAAGAAGTTCAACAAATTCAATATATTCTTCCACTTCTGCATATCAGATATAACCTTTCCTTCAATGTCAGTTTGATATCCTACTTCCAGGATTAGTAATTCACTGTATGTGAACTTATCATGTGTATCATTTTCTACTGTTGTTGATTCAACCAACAACCCGGAATCTCTTTTTTTACTTTCTTGCATTTTTTGAAAGTTTTCAATAACTGACTCTAACCTATTAACCTCTAGTATAGGTTCAGATGGTAATGGAAATGTTTTTTTTGAGACTGGTATAACTGAGGCTGTACCGCTCATTAGGTAATCCAGACTCAACTGTTCAGTTTCCACTGTAGCATCTATTTTGTCCTTCTTAATAACAAGATTCTGAGTCATAACAAAGTCAGGTGTTAAATCACGCTGTTCAGGACATAGCTGTGTTCTTTCTAAAAATTGTAAAAACTTTTCGGGATACAAGGTTTGTATAATCATCGATAGAGTAGGCTTTAAGTCCTCAGTTAAATAATTCCAGTTGTAAGCTTTGGCCATAAAGCCTTCATATGCAACACCTTTTAATCTTAATGCTGCTTTCCAGGCAGAGGAATGATTTTCTGCATTACGTATATCTTCAAACAGAGATTTACACTCTTCAGCACATACATTTGGCAAGTTTTCAAATAGATCTCTAAACCTTCTTTCTAGTTTGTCACAGATTATGGCTATAGGTTCAACTCTCTGATCATCTAGTAAACTTCGAATTCTAACCATCTCTGCACTTAGATGTTCAGTATCCTCCGTGTCAAATCCTAACTGATCTTTTGTTAGGTAAAGGTTATTGCAGTATGCTAAAACATTGTTGAGTGTCCCACCTGAGTATGCTTTTCCTTGTAGACTAATGAACTTAAACATGAGCTTTTTCCTGAAGAAGTGTTGAATCAGTCTTCTTTCCAAGCCGTTTGATCTCAAACTTTTGAGCACTTTTCCCTTGGAATCTCGGAAAAGTGCATCCTGTGTTGTGCTTAGATAAATACATGACCAGTCAGATGCTAGTGAACCTGGCTTGACTTCTTCTTCTTTTCTGATCTCAGCTATGCAATCAATAAGTTTTTTTATGTCTTGCAGTTCATCTTGATTAAAGAAATCAAGATCATAAGAGACCACCCTCAGGTCATCAAGAACTTGCATATAGTCATTAAAGTCCATTGACTGCAAGTAGACATTTCTTAAAGCCAGTAAACCTGTAGCAGGCATTTCTTTCATACTTTTCGATATGATAACTGCCATTTCTTTATACAGTGAAAGACAGACATCGCTAACAACTTTGTCAGGATGTTCATATATAATTTTGTTGTTCTTTTCTTTCATCAGTTTTGGAACTTTTGATGGTTTCACAAATCTGTCTCTCACTGTGTTTAGGATGAATTTCCTTTTTGTTTTGAAGTCAGAGCCATAAAGGAAGCTGCTGAACAGGATCGACACTGACACAGTTAAAATATCATACACAAATGCAGGATGGATAATGTCGTAGTATTGACTGATACCAGTATCAGGAAGACACTGTCTTAATAATTCCGGTGTGTTAACAAACTCCATCAGGCCACTTGTTATTACTACTGTGCAGTTTTTAAATTGTTCAAACATCTGGCCTTCCTTGTCCAGCATGATGTGTCGGATTTTGCTCAGTGTTACTCTATTTGGATCGTCTGATCCTTCAGGCAAAAGGTAAAGTACTTTTGAGGTGAGGCTAACTTCAACATTGCAGTTGAATATCTTATGCAACACTCTACCTACTTTGGCTGGAACGTGAGCACTCAGCTCCATTGCTTTCCTCATTTGATCTTGCTGCTTCTTCTTTTCCTTCATTTCCTTGAACAGTTCCTTCCTTGTTTTAGTCTCATCTTGTAACTGTTCACCTGGTTTAACATCTTCCTCATCAGCACTACTTACTTCTTCTGATGAGCTTGTAGACTTCTTACTAATGTTGCCTGCACCACCTTCCGGTATATATGCTTCTGGCTGCAGTGAAGCTTCACCATCATCACCTATGAGTGCCTCCATCACAGCAACCGGAGACAGCTCAAGTTGCTTGGTTGAGACTGTGGCTGCTTCTGTTCCATGTTGGTTGATGAGCTTGAGAGCATCAAAGTGTGCTCCACACCTCACGATGTTAAATGCTCTAGGAACACTGTCAGTGCCAAACTTTTGAACATCTAAGACTTTCATGTCTGTGTTAACATTCCATATCACTATGGTCACATTAAGTGCACTGGCTAACATCTCGGCTTCATCAGTGCCTCCCCAATAGCCTTCCTTTGTGGCATCCTCTAGATATAGATCTAGACCTCTTCTTGTGACATTCTCGGTAGCATTTCCCCTAAGGACACTGCTGTAAAGTGCCTTTTCTGATTTGATCTCATTTTCTGCTCTATAGTTGTATACGCCTTTGGCACCATGGCATTCACTCCAATGCTGTCTAGCATATCCAAGTGCAGTTCCTTTAACAGTGTCCCACATTTCTTCAGTGTCAAAGAAAAGGTATGCAAAGGCCCTGAAAAAACAGTTGCCATCACCTTTAACCCTTATCCTTTCAAAGAAGTCAGGTATGGCGATTTTGACCATGGATGTGTATAAATTTGGACCAAACAGCTGCCAGTTGATGTCCTCCATTTTATAGCTGCCTCAAGCAATGATGTAAGTAGCTTTAGGGGGGTTTGGAGATTTA